GAGTAGCGACGAACTGGCGGCCATTCGAGAGGACTTTGAGGCGACGCTGCCGGACACCTGCCGCGTGGATTACGTCACGCGGACGGCGAACGGCGACGGCACCTGGACCGACTCGTGGTCGGCGCGGGGTTCGGCCATCGCCTGCCGGCAGGTGGCGGTGACGGGCCGCGACTTTCCCCAACTCACTGCGGAGCAGGTGCAAGAGGGCCGGTTCTGGCGCTTTGAGTTCTCCGCGACCCAGGCGATAGCGGTGAGCGATAAGATCACGCGGGGCGGCAAGGAGTACCACGTGATACAGACCAACGCCGACCAGTCGGAACTCCTGAAACTGCACGTCCTGGCGGAGCGGCGGGAATGAACGAACTGACGATTCACGCCGACTTTGCCGCGCTCGACGCCATGCTGCGGCGGCTCAGGAAGGAAGAGAAGCCGGTGCGGATCGTCCACGACGGGGTGGAATACGGCGTGTATCAGGAGTTCGGCACGACCAAACTGGCCCCCCGCCCGGCGGCACAGACGGCAGCGGCGGAGATCGAGCCAGCCTACCAGACGCTGATGGGCCAGATCACCGAGGTGCCGGACCCTGACGCGGCGGTGGAAAAGATAGCGCGGGATCTCGAAGCCAGGTGGAAGGCCCAGATCGTCGCCATGCGGATCATCGACACGGGGCAGTACCTGAACTCGGTGCGCGTGAGCACGCCGGAGGAATGGGGAGGTGACGAGTGACGCTACCCAACACCGGCTCGGCCCTCTACACGACACTGGCGGCGGGTTCGGCGCTCGTGAGCGAACTGGGCGGCACGCGCATCTACGAGGCGCTGGCTCCGCAGGGGGCGACCTACCCCTACATCGTGTACTTTCGCGCCGGCGGGGGGGATGACAACGCCTCGCCCCGGCGCACGCGGACGGAGAACTGGGTCGTCAAGGCCGTGGCGACGGACCAACAGAAGGCGAGGAGTCTAGATGCGCTAATCGACGCACAACTACACGAGGCGGAGGTGACGATTACCGGCTGGGACAACTACCAGACGGCGCGCCGGACGGACGTGGCCTACGCGGAACCCGGCGAGGGCGGAGTGGTGTACTGGCATCGTGGGGGCACGTACCGGCTGAATATTGGCGATTCATCGTGAGGTGAGAGATGGCGAAGGCAAACAGAATCTTTGGGCGCGACCTCTACGCAACGTTCGGCACCCACCGGCTGGACACCGATTTTACCACCCTCTCGACCAACGAGGATGGGCAGATGGTGGACCTCTCGGCGGGAAGCGACACCTTCTCGTACTGGAAGTTCCTGCGCGAGTCCACGACCGTGGACGTGGAAATGTGGTTCTCGGCGGACGGCCCGGGCTCGGCGCTGCGTGCGGCCACGGACCCCGGCAAAGAGGGCACGTTGACCGTGGCGCCTGCGGGCACGGCAACGAGCAAGCCCAAGTTCGAATGCACCAAGGCGATAGTGCGGAATAGGCGGATCGACTACCCGTTCGACAACGGCTGCCGGATGCGGATTCAGTTCCAGATGAACGACTCGTGGAACGAGACACGGTACTAGGCGACATAAGGGGGCGGGCATGGAAGTAACGGTAGCGGGCAAGCAGGTCGTGTTGCGCGAACGCATCCCGGCGCGTGAGGGCTGGGCCTTGCGGGGCCTGGCCCAACGCGCCATGCAGGGCGAGCAGCTGGGGTTCGATGAGGAATGCCAGGCGCTCGCCTACGTGGTCGAATCTTGGGAGTTCGACGGCGACCCGACGGACCCGGCGGCCTACGAGGCGCTGGACGCGACGGACTTTATCGCCATCGACCAGGCGGTCGGCAAGCAACTGCTGACGCTGTTTGGCACCTCAAAAAACTAGCCGAGGCCACCTACCTCCACCTGCGGTTCGGGGCGCCCCTGGACTGGGCGGCGGTGCGGTGGCTGATCGTAGAACGCACAGGCTGGACGCTGAAATACATCGACAGCCTGCCGGTGGATGACCTACTGGTGGGGCTCGACGTGTGGCAGGGGATAGCGGTAGCGCGGGAGTGATTGCATGGCCCAACAGATCGCAAGCCTGTTCGCCACGGTCGGGGCGGACCTCACCGGCCTCACGTCGGGGCTCTCCCAGGCGCGGGGGCATTTGGACGGGTTCGCCGGGCAGATGGCGACCGTCGGCGGCAACATGCAGCGCATCGGGACGGGCCTCACGGCGGCGGTGACGCTGCCCATCGTGGGGGCCGGTGTCGCGGCGCTCAAGATGGCCGGCGAGTTTGAGTCGGCGACGAACATCCTGGCGATTGCGGCGCGGCAATCGGGCACGCCGCTAGAGGACCTCCACGACGCGGCGCTGGCGGTCGGCAAGGACACGCAACTCATAGGCATCGACGCGATGGAAGCGGCCGATGCCATGACCACGTTCTACAAGACCGGGTTCACTACCGGCGAGATCATGGGCGATCTCAACGCGTACCTCGAAGAGGGGACGAACCTCACGGGGATGCTGCGGGCGGCCATCGACCTCACGGCGGCGTCTGACCTGGACCTCGCACGCGCCTCCGACGCGGTGGCCATCGCCATCAAGACGTTCGGATTGAACTCCGAGGACGCCACGGCGGTAGCGAACTCGTTCGTGGGCGCGGCGGACGCTAGCGTGGCAGAGGTGAGCGACCTCACTGCGGCCATGTACGTGTTCGGGCCGACCGCGAACCAATACGGTTGGTCGCTGCAAGACACGAACACGGCGCTCGCCATCCTCTCCGAGCGGGGCATCCGGGGGTCCGAGGCGGGCACGGCGCTGCGGTCGATGATGACCAATATGATGCGCGACACGGACAAAACCGTGGCGGCGCTCGATACGTTGAACATCAGCCTGTACGACCAGAACGGGCAGATGCGCGAACTGCCGGACATCATCGGGCAGTTGTCGCAGGCTATGAGCGGCCTGAGCGACGAAGAGCGCAACGCCTACATCCAGACCCTGGCCGGTACCTACGGCATGAAGGCGATGGCGACCCTTGTCGAAGAGGGCACCGGGGGCTGGAACGAGATGGCCGACGCCATTGGCAATGCGGCCACGGCCCAAGAGATCGGCGAGCAGCGCACGCAGGGGCTCGCCGGCAAACTGGAGACCTTCCAGGGCGCGGTGCAGACCCTCGCCATCGCGGCGGGCGAGACGTTCCTGCCCGTCGTTACGGACATGGTTGGTGGTCTGGCGGGCATTGTCGATGCCCTGGCCAAAATGAGCCCAGACACGTTGGAAGGGGTGATGAAATCCCTGGGCGTGGTCGCCCTGGGCGGCCCGGTACTGATAGGACTGGGCACCACGTTACGACTGCTGTCGCTAATCCCACCGCAGGCGCTGGCGGTGGGTGCAGCGGCCACCATTCTGGGCGGCGCGCTATATCTTGGCGGCACGAAGGGCCAGGCGTTTACTGACGGTCTCTGGAAGCTGGACGAGGCCGTCTACTCGCTTGGCGGTGGGGATGGGCTACAGCGCTGGATAAGCATTCGGCAAGGAATAGCGGGGGTCAGTGACTTGCTGGCCCGCTTGCCGAGTGGCGAGCCGCTGGCCGAACTGCTCGGCGCACAGATCGGGGACACCTCCGCCGAGACCTGGCGCAACGTCGGCGAAACCATCTGGACCAACATTACGACCGGGATCAACTCGGCAATTGCGACCGTCGGCGGGATAGACTTTCTGACGATCTATGCCAGGGCAGGCGACGATCTGGCAAAAACGCTGGGGGTAGAGACCTCCGAGCTGGCCAATGAAACCTGGAAAAACATCGGCAAACACCTTGGCACGATGCTCTGGGAAGGAGTCAAGTCTGTCCCTGCACAGATCGTGGATACGCTTGGCATCACGACGATGTATGCGCGAATCGGTGATGATATCGCCAAGGCGCTCGACATTGAACAGTCTGAGCTACCCGATGAAACCTGGAGAAACATCGGGCAACATCTTGGCAATGTGCTGTGGGATGGCTTCACCGAACTACCGGACAGGTTGGTGGGGTGGTCAGAGGACCTCGTGGAATGGGCAGAGAACCCCGGCACACAGAGCGCACTGAGCAATGTCGGCGAACAGATCGGTGCCGGCATGGTGAATGTCGCCGTGGTCGTGGGCAAGCTGTTCTTTACGGGGCTTGCGGCCGTCTTGACGAACGCGCCGACCATCATGCAGATATTTTCGGACTTCACCTACGCATTCTCCACCGTCATCTCGAACTCTGGTGATGCTCTGGCAGTGCTGGGACAGGAAATCGGTGGCGGCATTCTGGCGGGCATCACGCGGATAGTCATGGGCGACGCGGCGGCTGACGCGGTGCTCAAGGCGTTTGCGCCCGGCGGGTTGGTGACAAAGCTGCGGGGAGTGTTCGACGTAGCGAACAAGATAAATCCGCTAACGCCAGACCGTGTGAGCATGGAGGATTTGCAGACATGGTTCGGTGGAGCGTCTGCGCAAGACGATACGCTTGATCCAGCAACAGAGGCTTTGTTTGGCGACACGGACCAGGTGCTCGGCTTTGCGCTGGCCCCCTCGCAGACGCCGGAGGAACTGGCCGCGCTCTTTGATGCGACGATGCCTGCGGAGGGTTCGCTGCGACGCGGCGTGATCCTGGACGCAACAGAGGCTTTGTTTGGCGACACGGACCAGGTGCTCGGCTTTGCGCTGGCCCCCTCGCAGACGCCGGAGGAACTGGCCGCGCTCTTTGATGCGACGATGCCTGCGGAGGGTTCGCTGCGACGCG